ATTAGGATTATAAACTTTTTTACCTTGAACAACTGCATTAACTGTAGGCAAAGAACCAAACTTATCAGCATTCCATTTAAATTTGATTGCTAAATATGCTAATCCTCTAAGTCTATGATTTGAAGTCCATGATGATAATGTACTCAATAATGATGAAGCGTTTTGACTATCAGTACCGAAATGTGGTTCGCAAGTTATCAAACTTTCTGTATTTGTTGTATCATAAAAATTTGCATCACTACTTGCTACTGTGATTTGTGTATTATCAGCTATATCGCCTGACCAAGTGACTTGACTATCGTTTATAAATATTGAGGTAATATCATTTATTTCGCCTTCACTTAATACAATAGCCATATATAGAAATTCATTATCAGTACCTGATGTTTCTAAAAAAACTACATTACCACCGACTTTTCTCGTTCCATAGACAATAGGTATATGAGCATTAGAACTAAATTTATTTACTAAAACTCCTTTTGCATTTTGATCTGCTTGAAGATCGCCAAAGTCTGGAATATCTGGCATAGGAATAAGCCAACCAACGAAATCTTCAACAATATCAACAAATACATCAACAACATCTTCAATAAAATCAACTATTTCCTCAAAGGGATTCCAACCACCCATTAAATTAACCTCCAATTAGAACCCATATTTTCAAATCCTAATTTATAAAATACAGGGTCAATACCTAGACCAGATGTAATTGATAAAAGTATATGCATATCGTTGAATTCGTTTTTTACTGTATCAATAATTTTTTTTGTTAGACTAAAACTTCTAAATTCTTTTTTAATATATATCATTTGTATAACAATAGCTTCTTTTTTACTAAACCAATATTCGGATTTATTATACATACAAGTTCCTATAAGTTCTTCATTGTCTAAATTTTTAATACAAATTACTTTTCCTTTTTGCAAAAGTGTATTGATAAAGTGTAATAATTTTTGTGTATCTATTTTAGGAAAATCACAATCTGCTAAATCTGTTTCCTTATACTCAACCAATAAATTATATAAATCTGTGACATCTTTTTTTTCTCCTTGATAAAAATTTAAACTACTCAAACTCTTCCCCATTTTATATCACGAACAGTTAAAGCTGCAAACTCCATGCCTTTATCAGAACTAAAAAATCTTTGTTGTGAATTATCTGTTGTAGTACGACCAGATGTTTTACTAAAGTTACCCCAATGTGAAGTAACACTAATGATTAAATTAGCAGTGGTAGTATTATCACTAATTTTATATTCATCTATCGTTCCATAAAACAATAAAAATGGGTCTGATATAAGAGCATTACTAGAATCTAAAAACCCTCTATAAACAAAAACATTATCATTAATAATATTTTCATTAAGTGCTACTGATATATATGTTTGATCAACTCCTGACAAACTAATTGATAAAGTATTTTTTGTTGGTCTATTTGTTTCATTAACTCCTGTAATGCTTCTTAAATGACCATTAGATAAATAAGTTCTTGATGACCCTGATATATTTGAAGTTATATCAAAACTTGCATTTGTTAAATATATCGGAGTGCTAAATCCTATTTCAATTAATAATACAGGGTCAATCGAGCCTGTCGCTAATTCTGTTTTTACGGAACTTGATAATCCTCTTGCCATTATAAACTTTCAATAACATCAAACTCATATGTAAACAAAAGATTACCGTCATTATCATTTTGATTAGTTCTAAATTCTTGAACATCACTCGCTAGATGCACTGTAAATTGTATTGAATCATAAGAGACAGAACTATTATTAGTTAATGCAGTTCTAAGTGGTGGCTCAATCGTTACTGTTGCAGCATTACTTGATGAGGTCACATCATCAATTATCATATAAACTTTATCATGTGAAAACTTGATTAGATCGCCTGCTTTTAGTCTTCCAGCACCATCGCTGGCAAATCCGTCTATTGCGATTGTTGTATCTGCAACAGAGTGAGCTCCGTTCACTAACAATGTTCCTGTTTCACTACCAAGTGCATTAAAATAACTTGGCAAGGTTATGGTGAAATTTTCTTTTCTTGCTCTTTGCTTCATAATAAAAGCCATGATCGGAGCGAACTCTGTTCTTTTCATAGGAGGATATGAAACTGTAAAACTAAATCTTTGACCTTGTACTTGTCGTCTAAATGTTTTGCCACTATCTGTTTCTGAAAATAAAGTTTTTTGATTACTTCTAAAATTTACTGCACGAAACTCTGTGTTCGGTAAAGCACCACTCATATAATCGCTACTTTCCCTTTTTCATTTACTGCGTTATTGATCATATTGACTATTGTTCCTCTACTATTGACTAATAACTCATTGAATCCTCTAGCATCAACAGTACTAATATTAAAATTGACTGTTACTCCTTGACCACCAGATAATTGACTATTTGGAACCACATTTGAAGGTCTATCAGGTACGACAAGCTCTGGTCCTGCTTCCCCTACCATATATGGTTGATTTTGATTCATACGACCACCAAGTCTGCGACCTTGATATTTTTGACTTGCAATCGTTGCGATCTGAACTGCACCAAGACCAGCTATCAAACCAGCTAAAGGAATTCCGAATGGTCCTAATGCTAATGCTCTAGTAACACCTCTAGCAGTATTGACTGCCGCATCTGCTATCGCTAATGCTTTATTTATTTGAAATGCAGTTCTATTAGTTTTTGCTAATTCACCTAATAATTCACGACCACTTGCTTTTGTAAGGTCTTTTATTTGTCCTTTAGTGAGTTTTTCTAATTCTAATTCATTAAAATTTCTATCTTTGATAGCTTGTAAATTTTTATCATAAAGTTGTTGTTTTATTCTTAATTCTTCTTCTACTGAAGCTTTTACTATTTCTAATTTTTCTTTTATTCCTTCTGTTCTTATTTTTATTTCTAAATCGTTTAACTCTTTTAAATGTTTTTCTAATATTGCTTTTTCTAAATCTCTATCTGAACCTTTATTTATTTGTTCTAAAAATATAGTTTCGTACATAGCTCTTTGTTCTTTGAGCATATCTAATTCTTTATCCATTCTGTCTTTGATAACTTCTAATTCTGTTCTTTGTCTATCTTTTATGCTTTTTATTGCTTTATTATTTACTTTTATTTGTTCGTCCATTTGTTTTCGAAGATCAAAAATTGGTCTATCGCTTAACTGTGTAACTTCTTCTGTAGCTTGACCTAAATTATTCATAGAGTCTGTCATACCGTCAAGAGCTTCAATATTCTTTTTTACTTCTGCATCTATAACTCCTAAAAATCTTAATAAGTCAGTAAATTTTTTTGTAACAAAAACGACAGATTTACCTACTAACTCAAATGCAAAATTAACTACATTGATTAAAAAATTTGCTAGTTTACCAAGTAGAGATAATAATGGTTCAATAAAAGTTATCGTGGCGGCAAGATTGTTTGTAAATCTAGTAACTGAAGGCGATACTTCTTGTCCAAAAGCATCTTTTAAATTATCTAATGCTATACCAAAGTTTGAGAATGATACCGATAAGTTGTCTAATTTTTCTTCAGTAGCACCAGCAAATGTTTCGCCTAATCCTTTTTCTAATGCTTTTAAAATTTTGGACGCACCCTCTGTCGTTTGTCCGAACTTTGATATTTCTAATCTTGTTATTCCTAATTGTTCTTCTAGTATTCTAAATACAGGAATACCACGATCAGCTATTTGATTGAGTTCTTCTAAACCTAAACCACCCTGAACACCTCTAGAAAATACTCTAGTCATGGCTTCGAGTACTCCTAATTGATCTGTCGTGACTGCGGCTGTATCTGTAAAGACTCTTAAAAGTTTTTCTGTAGGTTCTATACCACTAGCTTTTAACGTAATAAATGATCTTGATAAATCTTGAACACTAAATTGAGTTCTAGTAGCGAAATCAGAAATAAAATCAAACGCTTGTTTACCTGCTTCTGCTGAGCCTGTTACTGATTTTAATGAGTCTCTTAAATCTTCAAATTCTGCTGTAACTCTTAATACTTCACGAACAACTAATGCACCACCGATTGCAACGAGAGCAGCTTTTAATTTTCCTGCAGAACTTTTTACTCTATCTAAATTACTTTGAACACCTTTAAGAGCTTGTTTCGATTTATCTCTAGCGATAATATCAATATTTACTTTTTTAGTTGCCATAATTAGATACGATTATATTTTTTGTGTTCTTTTTCCATTTCTTCTCTTTGTTGTTCAAAATATGCTAGCCACATATTAAACTCAAATACACTCATTTGCAATATTTCTGGAATAGTTTTATGCAATCTCTCTCCGAGAGCTAAAACATTATGAACTTCTGGATTTTTTAGTTTTTTTTAATGTCTTGGTAATCAGCACCAAGTATAGCATTTGAAACTCTAGCTATAACATCTGTATCTGCTTTTGTCTTGAAAGATAAAACATGAGTAGCATTAAACATTTTTTCGCCTTCTTTCGTTAATGCTTTTTCAATTATGACATCAATCAATATATTTAGATCGCCGTCATTTGCACCTTTAAATAATTTTGATTTCTCAAGCATATTAAAGGGTTTAGCATGAATGGCTTTTTCGCCTACTAATCCCCACTCTGGAACTTCTATAACTTTAATTTCTATTTCTTCAAAATGTGATTTTACACCTTCAAAAAAATCTACTTTATCAGCCATAAACTATTATACAGTTCCGATAGTAAGACCACCAGTTCCTTGAAGTGATACAGTTCTTGTAGTTACTCCGTCTAAAGTCACACCGACAGACATTCCTGTAACAATTCCTGTTCCAGAAAATTTTCTATCGCCTGAATCTGCACCCTCTGGCATAAATTCAAAACTTAGACTTGAACCTTGTGTTAAAGCTGTCTGACCAGAATCAGTTTCATCAAAATTCATATCTATAGTTGCAGTGAATGTTCCTCTTCCAACTAAGTATGATTTCATAGAACTACCTAATGCAGTATCTTCAACAATATCGTGAGTAGTATCAACAGTAAATCCTGTTGCATTACCGATATTAGTTCCGCCTACATGAACAACTCCTTCTTTTCCGTGATGTGTTGCCATTTGTTTACTCCTTTGTTTTCTTTAAATCTTTTATAATCTTATCAGTTTCTTTTGCAACTGAAATTTTTTTATTTTTTTCAATAACTTCATAACCGATCTTTGTATAATGTTCTACAAAATCCTGTGAAACAGTAATTGTACTATTTCCCTTTTTCATGTTTACATCTTTAGCCATTATGCAGTCCCCCTTGTAAATTCATACATCACACGAACAGTTATACGGACTCCGCCATAAGGAAAGATAGTACCTTCGTCTGACGATGCTTCAACAATTTGTGTATCCAATGCATTTCCATTTCTAGTTATATCAGAATCAAGCGTTTCTTCAACTACTTCAATAATTTGATTTCTAACAGTATCAATATTTGAGTCTGTTCCTTTACCAAATGCAACTACTAAGAAGTCTATTGTTCCTCTATAAGAACCAGAGCCTGTGTCGCCTATACTAGAAGCTTCTCGTGATTCGTCGCCTGTTTGAACAAATAATGCAGGGAACTGCGCATCGCTCAACTCTTCCACTTCAAATGGTTCCCTTGTGATTTTCTTGAACTCAATAGGGCTAGTGACTGCATCTAGTTTTGTTATTATATCGTTTGCTATATTTTCTCTTTTGCTCATATTCCTAATTGTCTAAAATAAAATTTACTAAATTCATTTACTATCTTTGGTTCTTCAGTTCTTCCTATACTGAAAAAAGGTCTTTTGACTTTCTTTTTACCTACTCCGAAAAAATCATGTCTAGCTGCTATCTTTGCTCTTTCATTATTAGTAAACAATAAAGTATTTTTAAAACCTCTTTTTCTATAATCTAAACTTCGAAACATTTTACCAGTATCTGTCAAATCTACAAATCCTGTTTGGCGACCTCTTCTTTCTCTATCTTCTTTTGTTTTCTTTGCATATGGAATCATGCGACCACCGTCTGGTAATTTACCTTTTTGTGTTCTTTTAGTGATCATTAGTATAGCCATATTTGAAACCCTATTAAGTGATCTTTGAATTGCTATTGATTGTTTTCTAGAAATTTTTTTTAGAAGTTTTTTGACCTCTATTGTATTAACATCAATTTTGATGTCTGCGACCATTATCGAACAAGTCTAAGCATATGTAAAGGTTCCTTCTCACTATCAGATACTGTTCCCCCTCCATCTTCGTCGTACTCAACCCCGTCTCTCAAAATCGCTTGAAACTCTTCTTCGTATCTGTCCCTATAAAAATCTATTTGAACTTGGAATGTATCTTTACCTTCGCCTGTATCTGGGTCTCGCCATTTAGTTAATTGAGGATAAATATATTTCCATAATGCTAAATAAACTACTGATAACTCCCATTGTGACGGAGTTAATTTACTATTAGTCATTTCTACTGTAGTAACTTTTGTAATATCTTTGTATCTTACTTGATGTCTATATCTTTCCCACCACTCTTCACGAATTCGTCTAAGCACATCATTTTCTGCAAATTGTATTTGATCAACAAAAGTATCTATACCAAATCCTAAAATATCAGGTTGAATCTTCTGCAAATGTGTATTTTGTACACTAAAGACAGTAGAGGACATTATTTTTTAGTTTTCTTTTTCTTAACTTTTTTAATAACTTTTTTAGCTTCAACTGTTTCAGTTTTTACAGTTTTATTATTTTGTAAAGACCAACCACGCATATTAAATCTTTCAACATTGTTTTCATAGTCGTGTTTATATCTTTCAATAACTTCGCCTTTTTTATTAACAAGTTTTACTGTTTCTATACTCATAATTTTTTATATCAAATAAGGGGCGGATATACCACCCCTTAATAAGTTTTATTTAGTTAGCTAGAGTATCTGCTGTTAGTTTCACTCCGTATGAATCGTGAAGCTCTCCAACACCGAACACTGCAGTTGCAACTATTTCGTCTGCACGAAGCGATGCATCTCTTTGTGTTTCAATTTTTAGGTCTTGCATCATTGCTAAACCTAAAGCATCTTGTGAGAATACTCCTCCGATAGAGTCATCTGAACCGTCAACAGAAATGTTGGAAGTTTCAAATAATTGAATACCTGCAACAGTTCCTACAAAGCCAGTTCTCATAGCTTCGTTTGAAAGTTCTGTGTCTCTACCAACAAATGTATTTGTCAAAGATTTTTTGACATTAAAAATTTGTTTAGGGTGGAATACACCATAGTATGGACCAGGTGCTTTGTTAGTTTTTAGTTCAGCCGCACATTCAAATAAATCTTGAACAGTTAGTTCTGAACCTGCTCCGGGACCTTTTTCTGTAGAAAATCCAGAAAATAAAGCTGCAAGATCAGAATCAATCTTTGTTGCAATACCTTCTCCAAATAATCTACCAATATCAGCTGCTACATTTCTAGAAGCTGAGTTTCTAGCTAGGTCGGTTAATGTAGTCATCACACCTACCTCGGACGCTGTGATCGTCACGGAAGATGGATTAACCGCCGTATTTGAAAGGTCTGAAGCCTCACTAACTGCCGCAGCACTTACTGTTGAATAAATAGGTACTTCAACTGATTTACCGCCACCTGCAATAGTGTAGTTTCGGACAAGACCTCTCATTATAGATTGTTCGCTAGCTACGAACAATGCTTCTGCAACGATCTCCGTGTATAATTCTGAAATCGTCGAGCTGGTTGTTTCATTAGCCATTTTTTAACTCCTCTTTAATGGTTATGTTTTGTTATTAATAACCGTCGGACTTGAATCTCTTTGCTGTCTGTATTTAGCATACTTCTTCCTGTCGTCAGGATTATTCATATTTAAATCACTCAAATTTAAAGGTTTATTGAGCTCTGTCCTATCCACATTTGACACTGAGCCACTACCACTAGGAGTAGCAGTAACAAAGTGAGGGTTCTGTGTTAAAAACTCTTGAACGAACTCGTCAGTCGTCAAAAGCTCCCCTTTGCTGTTATATCGTGCAATATTATTTTTATCAAGTATTTCTACACTTCCAGAATCATTTAGCTTGATATTATTCTTCAATAATTGAACTACTTGATCTGGATTAATAGCACGATTTTTTGAAGCTGAAGAAAGCAAAGCCTTATTAATTTTTATATCTTTAAGTTCACTTTCTAAAGTTCCAATCTTTTTGTTATACTCTTCTGATTTCTCTTTGAGTATTTGTTCAAACTCGCCCTTTTGTATTTTTTGTTTTTCTTCTGCTTCTCTTGTTTGTTTTACTGCATTGATAGCAGTATCTAAATCTTCAACATCTAACTTTTTATATATTGAAGCTCTCTCTTTAGCCAATCGTTGTTTGACTATATTGTTGACATCTTCTTCACTAAAAGAATTGCCATTCACAGTTTCTTTTGTTTCTTCTTTTGGTTGCTCTTCAACCACAGTTTCCGTAGTTTGTTCTACTTTATTTTCTTCAGCCATTTAATACTCCCTGTTATATATTCCATTCTGGGTTAGTTGGTAACCATGTATGACGACATCTATATCCTCCTCGAACAATAAATGGGTCACCGGGCGATTTTCCTTTCCATGGTCTATTATTCCAAATATCCCGAATTTCAGTTTCGGTTAATGTTTTGTTTAGCATATTTACACAGAAAGGTCTAGAGTCACGAACCAATGTCCCTGTGTAGGTAAAATGATTAAGTCCACTCTCTTTTGCTTTCTTAACTGTAAACTGCCCATGAAACTGCATTACTGAATCGTGAGCTATTTGACTTGCATATCTTCGTAAGTTATTGCCTGCTCGGTCTGCCGCATATTCTGTATGTAGTTTTCTAATCGCTTCTTCTATTTGTGCTTTTTTAGATGCATCAAATTTATTTTCATTAATAAAATCAACTAATTCATTAATCTTACTCATATCTGATCTTTGATATACTCCGTTAATATGTGATCTAATATTTTTGACCATATCATCAAAAGGACGACCAGCTATGATACTTTGATAAACTTCATCATTTATTACTTTTAAGAATCTTTCAGCAATATCTTCAAATCCTGCAAATGCTTGATATTTTAATGCATTGATAGTTCTTAAATCGACTTCTGTAAGATTTTTAAATTTAGCAGGAATAGGCATTTCGCCAAATGCATCTAAAACATCTTTTGCTATTTTGTTATATTCTTCATTAATAATTAAATCTGCTTCATTAAGAAAATTTTCTTCTATTGAAGCTCTAAGTTTAGGTTGTAGTTGTATTGCTATTCTAGTTTCTATATCTAGACTACCACCGGTAGCTCTAGTGATTTCTTTTATAATATCGTCCTCTAAACGATATAAAGTTTCTATTATTCTTTGCTCATGTTGATCGGATAGTTGATCTAAAATTTTTGACATATTTGATTTATATATTTATAATTTTGTTTAGTAAATGGGGGAATATCCCCCACTACATCAATTTAAATTAAATTCTTCAACAAAAGATAAAATGTATTTTTTATCTTCTATTGGCAAATTTTCTAATAATAACTCAATTTGATCTTTTTTGAGATAATGGCAAAGTTCACAAAGAACTTCTATATTTATTTTTGTTTTCATATGAAGATAATATATTTTTAAGATTATTAATTTAGTGAAATGTTTGATATTTTATTTCACAATAAAAGCTGAATAATACTAACCTTATAATGGAAAGTTTTTCTTCCATGCTCTTATTGACCAATATGCTGGCGAAAGTGTTTTCTGTCCTTTGACTTGTTTGAGTACTCCTCCCATTCTTGCAAGAAATGATCTTTGTCTTGCTGGTATATTTTTTTTAATTGACATGTTTGGGTCGCCAAATCTGACTTTCTTCACATTGTTAGTTTTTTTATCTTTTACATAAACTGCAAATTTTTTTCTTTGACCTGGCGTACGAAATGGTTTTCCTAATGTAACTTTTCTACCTTGATATGTAGCCATTATCTCTTTTTCCTTTTTTTTGCTTTCTTTGCTACTGACAAAGCTATCGCTACTGCTTGTTTTCTAGATTTGCCAGAACGCATTTCTGTTTTTATATTTTTATTTATTGATCTTCTACTATAACCCTTGATTAAAGGCATTATCTTTTCTTTTTTTTCTTTTTTGCTTTTGAAGGTAATATTCCTCTAGCGACTGCTCTAGCTCTTTCACTAAATCCTAATTTTTTACCTTTTCTTATCTTTTCTCTAATTGTTGAAAGTTTAGCAACCATTATTTTTTTCTTTTTCGTTTACTTGCTCTTCTAATAATATCTGTATCAAATGTACCACTACGACCACGACTAATTAATTTATTTACTCTAGCCATAGCCCAAGCATTCATAGGTATTCCTCTTCGGCTACCCCCTGCAAGAAATGCACCTTGCCCTCTTCGATAAGATGCTTTTAAATCTGCTAAATTAAATAACTTTGATTTCTTTGCTTTTCTTTTAAGAGTTGCAACTGTTGATGCTGATAATGGTTTTCTAAATTTACTAGCCATTATGCTTTTGTCCTACTTCTTAGCAATGATAA